GGGAGCTATTATTAGCTCCCTTAAAAAGATTTTGACACGTTCTTGATAAAACGTCCGAGTTGTACAAGTTTACAACTGGTTAAAGATTATCGACAATGATTGACCCATCATCACTAACAGATAAGTTAGGTAGGATGAGTACAAAATATCATAACGACGGTAACCGAATTTTATTCGAATCCGTGTCCAAATATATTTTATGTATTTGGGAATTTTAGAGTTTGAGGAATCATCAAGCTCATTTTGACCTGTTTTATTTGGTCTTTTTCACTAATCATAGTTACACGACTACGATTTAATGGTATAATCAATACTCCTTTTTTTAAGTTTCTCATTTTGTAAGGAATACAAAAGGCAACACACGATTTAATTCTTTCAGTGTCACGCTAATAAAGAAACCTGGCTGAGCCGCACCCTTTGTCATGTAAGTAACTCTAGCTGAGTCTTTGACATCGCCGCGATAGTATGGATGTAGAAATGATACTATCAACAACCCTTTTTGGTCGTACACCTGCCATAGATATAACAACAAAATGCTTTAGCGCTAATGAAATTATATTATATGGAATAAACCTTGTACGGACATGCGCACTCCCGCTAGGAACGCCTATTTTAGGACGTAGGACCAGCCGTCACCGAGCCCCTACAGAGAATAGATTACCGAATGGGGAAACTAGTTCTTTCACTTAAACCTTTCTTGGTTTAAGTATTGCTAGTTTCTTAGTGTGTGTTGTATTCAAACTTAACACACCATGGAGACAATCAATACTTCAACCGTTTCCGGGATTTACGAATCCCGGACCCTTACTACTTTACCTGAAGTAGAACGAACTGCTAAACAGGAACATTCTAGGACAAAGAAAATATTACCTTCCGATCGTAGATTGCAGAGTTTCCCTAACTCTACATACGATAAGCATGGTATTAGAGGCTGTGACATTAAACCTGTCTGCCTCGATAAGGATTTATCTTCAGTTGAAGATTATATTCGACCACAATTTTTGTACATTGATGGTGTTAAGCATATTTGGTGTTCTATTAAAGAAGAATATGTATTACTTTCTCGACGTTCTAATAAGAAACAACGCCGTACTCGCAATGAGATGGATTACCATAATCCAAGCGGTTCTTTTAAAAGATATTTAAAGAGTGTTGAAAAAGTTGATTATGTTGTTAGGAAGAAACAACAAGAAAAGAAATTAAACATGCTTGCTGGTGCAAGCATGGTGCGCGACATGGAGGGCAAGATAGATAGGTCTATAGCCCGTTTTGAAGCCAGGACAGGTCGCAAAGCCTCTATTGAGGATATGTTACCTATGTTTGCAAATTTGGAATTGCATTCCGGTGTGCCGAAAGTGGCGCAGAAAAGCATAGCTGTCAAAGCAATGTTGGCAGAACTTACAGCGCAAAATCCTTTGTGGAAAGTTTTATTAAATTTCATGGAGGATTTGGCCCTTACTTCTATTATTTTGTACGATAGTACGAATATTAGAACCAATATTGCTGCTATAATTATGTTTTTAAAATTGCGCACTGGTACTGATATTGCATCCTCTGTTCTTTCGTTTGTTTATGAATTAGCAAATGAAGAAGAAATGGAGGTGCAAGCTGATTACATGTTTTTAGGAAAAGATAGAACATGGAAGACATTTACACATATGGGGATTTTTCCTCGTATTGCGTCATTAATGTCATTGATGGTAACTGTTGGCTTAATGCCCGCACAGGAGTTTAAGATAGCAGATTTTAAGCTCTTCAGTGCTCAGGCTATGAGCAAACAAAAAGAAGCTACAGATGTTGTTGATTGTGCTTTGGAGACTATGTTATATTTTATGGAATGTGGTCACCAATTGTATAAAGGTAATTTAGTAACCTTTTTAAAAGGAGAAAAAGACGCTTTGTCCAAATTGGATGACGATATTATTCATTTAGTATCATATCTTCAGCCGATTAAAAATGGTAATTACGAATGGCTTACCGGTAACACTATAGCTTATTACCATGATTTAATTATGTCTAGTAAATCATCAATCAAGATATTGGTTGCTGGTTGTAAACATGATAAAGTTATGAGCGGTATTTTACAACAAAAACTCCAGAAATTGAGTAATATAGAAGTGGAATATGAGCAGAGCAAGCCTTTAGATGGTATGCGCGGTGCTCCATATTGTATTTCTATATTTGGTCCTAGTGCCATGGGTAAATCTAGTGTGGTCAATATTTTATCAAAAAATATTTTGGTGCATAATCAATATCCTTCCGGGGATAAGAATTATTGCACTTTGCAACCAGATGACAAATTTTATTCAACTATGCGCTCAGATACCACTTGTGTTATTTTAGATGATGTTGCTAATACTGTCACTGATAAAGCGAATGTGAATCCCGCTGACAGAGTTATATTGTTGGTTAACAATATTCCTTATTTTGCTCCTAGAGCAATAGCAGAGGAAAAGGGCAAGATACAGGTTAGACCGAAATTAGTTGCCATAACAACCAATATAAAAAATATAAATGCTGGTGATTGGTCACAGGAGCCTGTTAGTGTGTTACGTAGAATGAACGTTATCATTACAGTCAAAGTTAGAAAATTATTCCAGGACAAAAACAAGAAGCTTGATATTGGTCTGGTACAAGCCTACCATAAGACTGATAAGTTTGTAGACGGTATTCTAAAGGATGATGTTATTCCTGACGCATGGGAATTGAAATTGGAAGAGATTTCTGTACATGATCCATTGTGTGGGCCTGCAGAACGCTTTAGTCACACACCTATTGTTTTTAATAATAAAGTAATGGTTGATGTGAGTATATATGAGGCTATAGAGTGTTTAAATTATTTATCAGCTATTTATTATGCTAAGCAAGATAATTTTGTTGTTTCCCAAAAGGAATTGGGGGAAAAAATTTCTACTTGTGGTTCGTGTTGTAAGTATTTACCTTTATGCATTTGTAGTGAACCCCAAGTTATATCCGCAAAAAATGCTAAAAGAATATATACTCCACCTGTGAAAATTGAAACTGAACCCAAGGAAGAAATGGAAGTTCAGTCGGGATTAACGTGGATAGCTGAGAAAGTAGTGGAAAAAATCTATAGCAATTTGTATAACAATTTTATTGAGTTGTGGAACTTAGATTGGGCCGATAAGGTTACAATTTCTGGTATGACTGATTTGATGCTATTTAAGTATACGCATAACATTGTCAACAACCCTTTCGCACTCGTGAATTATGTACCTGATGCCATTAAAGATTCTGTTCATTTCCAGATGTTCTATTTATACTGGAAAAGAGGCAGAACTAACACCATCGTAAGATGGGGTAGATACATGTTAGCTATACCTTTTGTTTTTGCAAATGGCGCTTTAGTTTACAAGCGAGCTTATTGGCATATGATGCCATTAACTATTGCTTGGGCAACAGCGTATGGTGTTACTAGTTGTATGTTATTTGATTATTCTTATCGTTTGTGTAATGAAGAGTTATCGAATAGAACTTTCACAAGTTTGATAGATGCACAAAAGGCCACCACGGCGTGGAATACTTTCATAATTGGAGGTGTTTCTATTGCAACGGCTATTTTAGCTGTTAAAGTAGTACAGCATGGTTATCAAGCATACATTAACAGTATTCCAGAAAATCAAGGAAATTTAACTCCTGCCACCACATATGATGTAGATGCACGTGATAAGCAAACTAATGTATGGTCACACGCCGTTTCCAAACCTTTTAAGGACATTGGAACTAATGACTATACCCATGATCAATTACGCAATGTTATTGCTGGTAATTGCATGTTTATAGAAATGAGGCGTGGTGACGTAATGGGTACGACAGGAGGTATTTTTATTTCCTCTAACATACTTATGGTACCATATCATTTTGTTTGTCCTGATAACGATATTTCTAAAGACCCCTTTGATATGATGGAGTTTTGCATTTATCGTGCTGATAGAAACACAGGTGGTTCTTCTCGTTTTATTGAGAATGTAACTGGGAATTCTGTGGTTCGCGTTGGCTCACATGATTTATGTTTAGTTTCCATACATGCTGGAGGCACATTTACTGACATTGTCAAGTTTGTGGACGTACCACAACGTAAGGTTCAGACTACAGTTGTATTTCGCGATTCAGATGGCCTCATTTCTAATAATACCATAGCCACTTTTACGCCTGGTGAATATTTATATGAACCTTCTTTATTTAGGTCAGTTTTATTTAAAGGAGGTAGTACTAATTATAATTTTCACACCAAGAAAGGAATGTGTATGGCGGCCCATATAGCTAAAACTGTTGGACCTCGCATTGTTGGTTTTCATGTTGCAGGTTTTAAGGACTCTTGTAGAGGGTTTTCTTTATCTCCTTCACAAGATGAGATCCGCCTTGCTATGAAGGTTATGCACGCAAAGAATGGTACTCTTGAATTACACAGCAATGGTGTTTTGGCTCCTGAACGATATGGTAAGGACCTTGGATTAACATCTGATGTGTCTCCAAAAGCCCCGGTTAGCTATATACCTCGATTCAATTTTACATTGATTGGGTCTATAGGTAGTCAGGCCACTTATTTTTCGGAAATCAAGACTTCAATGCTTGCCAGACATGTTTCTACTATGTTCGGTATGCAGAATAAATGGGGTAAGCCAGAATTCAAACCGCATTACTTACCGTGGTATAATTCACTTATACACATTGCTGAACCGCGATGTGGTTTGCCAGCCCATTTGTTAAAAAAGGCTGCTGATGATTATATAGCACCTTTATTGGACAAGATTGAATGGTATAAAGAATCTGTAGGGGTACTGCGCCCGCTTACAGACCATGAAATATTGAATGGTGTTCATGGAGTTCGTTTCGTAGATGGTATGAAATTCAAATCTAGTGCTGGTTTTCCTATTGGAGGAGCCAAGAGTAGGTTAGTACAAGGTCCCGAAGGATCTAAATCTTGGAAGGACCCTGATCTGATACTCAACGAGTTTGAAAATTTAAAATCCACGTATTTGCGTGGTGAACGTTATTACCCTATTTTTAAAGCTTGTCTCAAAGATGAGGCAACTGTGATAGGTAGTGGTAAGGTTAGGGTATTTTTCGCTGGAGATATGATGATCCAGTATGCACTTAGAAAGTATACCCTAGGGTTTGTCAGATTATTATCTATAGACCCTTTACTTTCAGAAATAGCAGTAGGAATAAATTGTTATAGCTCTGAATGGCAACAACTTATAGATCATATTACTCTCAAAGGTGAGAGAAATGATTCTATATTAGCTGGTGATTATAGCAAGTGGGACTTGCGTTTGCCAGCACAATTGGTATCGATGGCCTTTAATATAATTATACGATTAGCGAAAGCTAGTGGTAATTATACTGACGATGACATTATGATTATGAAAGGATTAGCGACCGATGTAGTGTATTTTATGTGCAATTACAATGGTTCTTTTTTCATGGTTCATGGTGGAATGGCTTCCGGTCATACTTTGACTGCTCACTTGAATAGTATTTGTAATGCTCTTCTTGTTAGAATGGGATTTTTTAATGTTTATCCCAATTGTAAGGATTTTCGCAAGGCAGTTCATCTTATTTTATATGGTGATGATTTTATGGGTGGTGTTTCTAAAGAATATCATCTATTCAATTTTTTATCGTATAAGGAGTTTTTGTCTAGTTTTAATATGATAATTACACCTCCTCGTAAAAATGACCTTCCTAAAAAATATTTAACGCTTGGTGAAACTGATTTTTTGAAACGGAGATCTGTTTTCATCCCGGAAATATCCCATTCAGTTGGTGCTTTAGAGCTTGATTCGTTATTCAAATCGCTATATTGTAGAGGCAAATTGGAGGGATGTTCAAAAGAGGAACATGCTGAGTCTGTATTAAGAGGATTTAAAAGAGAATTATTTTGCCATGGCAAACAGGTTTTTGATGATTTATCACCGAAACTTGTTGCTGTAGCAAAAGAGGTTGATCTACATATTCCTCTTTTGGAGCGTGATTTTCAACATTTCGTTGATGCTTGGTTAGAAGCAGAAAGCGGAAGTGCGGGTGCAGCGCACATGATTAATACTGCAGAAGATACAGATGATGATTACTCGGAAGGAGCCGTGCTTGATTTGTATCCCGATATTTATAATAGTGGTCTTCCTCCTAAAGACCCAGATTCTGAGGGCAATGAGCTATAGCCTTCGTGAGTGAAATATAGCTTTGCTTTAATTATTTAATAAGACTGGCAAGTCAAGAATATGCGGCGTCGGATACGCCTAGTGATCCGTCTACCCAAGATGAGGGAGGTAGTGATCTTACCATATTAGATCAAGCTGAAGTTTTTGTGTATAGCTATAAAACACAAATGGAATTGCAATCTTCCCAGAGTCAGACACCTATCGTTACTGAGACTGGTACTTTTGTAGCATCTAATGCCACTACTAGTACCGAATTTAGTATTGAGGGTGCAGCTCAGGAATTGCACACCTTGCGTCAAGATGAGTCACGTATGTTGGCCAATTATTTGACGCGCCCCGTTAGGATACTAACACAAGTATTTATAGGTGGATATACTATATATAATCCGTTAGAGTCATTTTTAACTGATGCGTTGGTACGTAGTAAAATACGTGGATACGCATTTATGCATGGAACATTGCATATAAAGACCACTATAAATGCTCCCGCACGTTCTTCAGGGGCCATATTAGTTTCATTACACCCTTGGATGATAAGGGATAATGGATTAGGCCCACTTGCGGGTTCTGCTTTACCACAATTGAATTCTACACAATTGACTTGTTTACCACATGTTTTAATAGATTTGAGTGATGAAGCAGCAGGAGAAATTTCTATGCCTATTGTTGCGCCTGTTAACGGCGTTGCTATTACTAGTCTATCGCAAGTGAGAGATTGTTTTGCTTTACATGTTTCCACTTTGGTACCTCCACAAATAGATGCTGGTGATTCTGGTGCTAAGCCTACTTTGAATATTTATGCATGGATGTCAGATGTTAAATTGTCTGGTCCTACTGATAGTATTGAGTTGCAATCTGATGAGTACTCTATTCGTCCAAAGGATCAACCCAGTACGATTAAGATGGCGTTACGAACTGCTATGGAATATGTATTGAATAGTGCAAAAGGTTTTGCCACGGATTTGGCTGTGTCATCATTATATGCTGCAGTAGGATTGAGTAAGCCGATTAATTTAGACCCGCATGTACAACATGTACCCCGTACTGTAGGTCCTTTGAGTAATTTTAATGGTATGGACTCTGTTCCTAGATTAACTGGTGATATTAAACAAGAAGTATATATACATTCTGATCATAATGGTTATACCAATGGTGATGAAATGGATATTATGAGTATTATGAAACGTCCAGCAATTACTGGTAGTTGGATATTCCCGGTTGATGAAAATCCGTATAATTTGAGATTTTATGCGCGAATTTCACCAGCCATTTCCAATCTTGCTTTTGTAGGCACTACTGGAGACACTTGCCTCCAGCCTGGGCCTATGGCCATGACTTCTTTGGCTTTTAGCAAATGGAGAGGTTCAATTAAAGTTAAATTGCGTGTTATATGTAGTGCCTTTGGAAGAGGGAAAATACAAATAACACATGATCCTTTAGCAGTGAATGGAATGTCTTCTTATGTAGACGTTACGAAAGCTAATAGAGTCAATACCGTTATATGGGATATTTCCGAGAATAAGGAAATAGTACTTACCATACCTTGGACAAGCAATTTACCTTTTAAACCATTACCATTATTACATACTGCATTGACTGCTAGTGATGCGGATATATTTGATGAAGGATATAATGGTGTTTTGACATTTACACCTATTACATCATTAGTGGATCCTGGTATGCTATCCATGCATTTCTTGTTTTCTCCTTACGCTGGTGATGATTTGGTTTTTGGTGATCCTAGACCTACATTAGCTAATTATACTTTTGCAGGTATTAATAGAACAGTACCAATTGAACCGCCCGCATTGATGGTTGCAGATGAACAATTGACCCCTATTTTGGAAGATGAGGGTTTTCTTGCTCCCACTGTTATAGAGTTGCAATCTAATGTTGAAAAGATTACGGTTGATGGGAATATCATGACTGGTGATGTTCAACAAGCTTCTATGGAAGTGAATATAGCGGGTTTTCAAGTCACTCCAAGTGATTCTGATGAGATGCTTGCTTGTTGTATTGGTGAAAAATATACCAATTTACGTCAAATCATCAAGAGATACACGCATACCATTACGCGTAGAGTGTCCTTGCCTTCTGGTGAGAAATTTTACGCTTTAAATCTTCCAGATAAGCCTTTTATGAAAGGTTGGCAGGGTTCTGCATCATTGAATGTAGATCCACCAGGATTTCCTGTAACTTACGCACGTGATTCATTTTTGAATTTCTTCTCTACAGCCTTTTTAGGTTATAGAGGCGGATTCAATCATAAATATATTGTTCGTGTTGCTGGAAATTCATCATTTGCAATTCATGCTACTCGCTCGCGTCCAGGGTACACCAACGCAGTAGTAAATCTTACTAGCGGTACTACGGATAATGCATATGCTTCCGATATTTTGCAATTGCCAGACACTCGTTCTGGCGCTGTATATTGCGCTTTAACGGAAAATACAGCTATTGAATTTAATACTCCGTATTATTCTACTGCTAAATTTCTTTGGTCTCAGGATAGGACCAATCAGGCACCCAAGTTTTCTTTAGACAGAGGTTATGATGCTGGATGGCATCAAGTTTCTGTGATGTATTCCGCTTCTACGGCTACTACTTTAAGACTTGATAGGTACACGTCTGCTGCAGACGACTTTACATTCTTTATGTTTTTATATCCACCGTTGATGCTACCTACTAGCCCGCAACGGTTTGTTTAAGCCCACTCAAGGTTTTCATTCTATTTTTATAGAGGAATTTTGCCTTGTTTTAATTGTTAATTGTATATATTGTATATATGGGCAACTTAATTTGTCAGGGACATTAGATCCCCGGGAAGCTTCCAGCTCC